TCAATGGATTGATAATTTTAATGACTATTTGAGGTCGGCAATGTCATACACCAATTCAAGAAATTTAGAAGATTTTAAAAGTTGTGATATTGTTTTTATCACCAAAAACGCACTTGAGCGTTTCAATAAATAATTAAACAAATGTTATGGAGACTTTAAGGTCTCCATTTCCTTTTATAACTCTGTGAAAAACACCTTCAGGAATTAAATAACTTTTACCAACTTCTAAAGTCACGGGTAATTCGTTATCTAGTTGTACCTTCCAATTATTAGACTCTAAAACCTCAACTAATCGACTTTCTCTATCTCTATGCCATTTAAGTTCGCCATCATCAACTGATTCGGTAAAAACTCTTATTTTTTTGTTCCCAGATATTGTTTCCTGATATGGTACCGATTCTATATTCAATCTTCTTTGATTTAAGTAAACTGTCGCAGCACTAACATCTTCACTAACAAATCTTAAAGCTTGAAAAATATAATCTTTAACTATTTCATAGACTAGATTATTATTACGAACATCTGGTTCCGTATCAATATAAAAGGCGTATCCTTTAATCCCGTTTTGAAACATTTCATGGATTGAAAGGGTTAGGTCTTGGTTAGTTAACTTTTTTATTTTTGGTTCGGCAAACTTTTTAAGATATGCCATAACTATTGTTTTTAGTACTTTGTGGCCCATTACCAATAACCACCATATGTTTTACCACCCCATAAATGAGCGTATCTGTTTATTCTACAAGCCCAATAACCAGCGGTCATTCTGTCTTTTTTAGCTTTACAATTATGCCTTGATGCGAATTTTCTTCTAGCTTCAGGATTTGATACTTTAGCCGTTAATCCTCCTTTAACGTCACCAAATGATATTTTTTTAACTTTACCAGTAGATGGGTTTTTAACATAAACTACATACTTTTTACCACCACCAGTATTTCTCATTGGTTTACCCAACTCAACTTTTCTACCTTTATACTCCGCTTCATTTATAGGTTCTACAATATAAGGGACTTCTAAACGAACAACTTCACCTGTAGATAGTCTAACTTTTTTACCAAAATCAGATTCTACTAACCATTTATCACTTAAACCAATTTGTAGTTTATTTTGGTTATATATCTCTCTAACTTCATTGATTAATTCAAAAAAATTATCAGAATAAGGTCTGTAAATATTTTCAGTTAAGGAAAGACCTTCATTTAAATGAAATTGTAAATTTTTGGATACCTTTGTTTCGGTGATTAAACTTATTGGCGTCATATTTGTTTTTAATATAAATATTCGTATCTTTGTAAAATGAAAGAACAAACTATCTATTGTGAGCGTTGTGGGGATAAATTAAACCCTAATACTGCCGTTTGGCTTGAATTATCAAATACTGATGGTAATTATTACGCCGAAAATGAATTCCCGTCTGACCATGTAAGTCAGGGTGGCTTTTCATTTGGAAAGGCTTGTGCAAAAACGGAATTAAAGGATACTAAACAAAGATTAAAATAATGAACACTCAAAAGACTTTATACATCGTAAGAGGCGTACCAGGTTCAGGTAAATCAACATTCGCTAAAAAATTGGTTCATCATGATTTTTTAGTTTGTGAAGCGGATAAGTACTTCATTAACGAAGAAAATGGTAAATATGAGTTTGACATATCTAAAATAAGAGATGCTCATAAATGGTGTCAAAACTTGGTTGAGACCTATATGAAAGATAGTTTGATTAACGACCAATATTATCGTGAAATTGCGGTATCCAACACATTCACTCAAGAATGGGAAATGGAACCCTATTTTGAATTGGCAAAAAAATATGGTTATACCGTGTTTACACTTATCGTTGAAAACAGACATGGTGGGATTAACCAACATGGGGTACCCGAAGAAAAAATTAAAATAATGAAAGACAGGTTCGAAATTAAACTATAATGAAAATTTTATTAAATTTTTGTGTTTTTATTGTAAAGTCTATGTAATTTCAACATGGTTACAACTTTTTCCATGTAAAAATCAGAATTATCAGTATTAGCACCCTCTAATATAAATTTAAATAAGTTATTTATTTAAAACGTTTTTGAAAATAAAAATACAGTCCAAAACAAAGACCCGATAAGCAATACAAAATTAAATTGGCCGACCAAATACTCCCTGTTAATAACAAAAGCTGATATTGAATTATATCGAACCCAAATGGATTGAAGAACATTCCTAACATTAAAAATTTTACTGATAAGTTTTCTAAAAAAACTTTTTTCCACGTTCTTATTGTGTTCATCATCCATATATTTGAAATTAAAATTTATGTCTTTACTGACGTTTTTATAATAAATATAATAAATCACGAATAATTACAATACAACTAATATTTATAGGATAAAGACAAGTATATGAGTAAGAATATTATTGACGAAAGAAAAATTCGTAAAATTATTAGACAACATATTTTAGAGCAGGTTAATATTGAAAAAGAACCTGAAAAAAAACAAAGATGTGTTGCTGGTAATGTAATACCTTTAGATGACATGGTAGGTCCGTCAGATAGTTTTAATAACTATGCGGGTAAACTCTTAAAAAGAGATGGTGGTATTCACGGAATGGTGGATTCGTTAGACATGTTAAGAACTTTAAGATTACATCCAGATATTAATGATGGTGGTGAGCACTTATCGTATAGTTTAATGAATCACTTAAACAAATTTAGAAATAAAAATTACTTTGACGAGACTAACGGTGGGTGTGTTAAAGCAATGGATAAGGTTATTGAACTTTATAAAGAAAATGAACACGGTGAGGAATTAGTTAAGGATATCGAAAAAGTATTAAAACACAATGACCCAACACCAAGAGCAAAAGAGTACCTTAAAAGGTGTCTTGTGTTAATTAAAGAAAAATAATCCTCCAAGTGAGGACTTTTAGGACCGTTATCGTTTCGGTAACAAAATTAAGGGGAATTCGCTACTCCCCTTTTTTTATTATGAAAAATTTATTACCTTTGTAAAAAAGTCATGGAAGTGAAATTTGCAGATACATTTGAAAAGAGTTTAAAAAAACTAATACGTCGACATACTTGGTGGTACAAAACTTACGAGTTTTTCCGATATGATATAGGTCGTTTTTTAGGTAATGTTTGGCGATTCAGAAAAGGATTGTCAAGACATTATTGGTGGGACCATCACGGAATGCTCATGTTTATGGAGTCAGCACTAATCCATATGTCAGATAGACTAGAAAAAGATGGTTTGGAGGTTGATGAATCTCGTCTTAAAAAAGTAGAGAAGATACGTAGAGCAGTTCAAATCATTCAAAATTATAACAATGATTTGTTTATCGATATGGCGGAAGCGGAACTTGGTGAACTTTATGTTCGAGGATTTGACATGGATGATTTTGTTGAGACAGGTGAGACTATCGATAATCCTTTTGGTGAAAAAAATGAAAAGACATACTATTGGGTTGATAGGCTTTCTGAAGAAGAATCTGAACATAACCGTAAAGTTTATCAAAGAGCTAGTGAAATCAGTGATAACGAGTGGGTAGAGTTTTGTGAAATTCTTAAAGGTCAAGATTATGTAAAGTTTGATAAAAACATCGATTTTTACAAACAATTTGATGGTTCTGGTTTAAAAGGTTGGTGGGATTAATAAAATTTAATTATATTTGTACTATGAAAAATTTTTTTAAGGATAATATACCGATGATAATTGTCGGCTTATGGTTTATATCGATAATGCTATTAGCAATTTATTTAACTAATTAATATAATATGAAAATCACATTAATTTCAGATACTCACAACAAACACAAGTTAATCACTGAGGATTTACCTGGCGGCGAATTGTTACTACACGCTGGTGATATGACCAGCATGGGTTATAAGCACGAGTTAATTAATTTCTTCAAATGGTATGAAGGTTTAAGTAACTACGACCATAGAGTTTTTATTGCTGGAAATCATGATTGGGGATTTCAAGACAACCCTAATGGTGTTAAAACTTTATTGGAAGATTATCCTTTTATCGATTATCTTGAGGATAATATGTACGTTCTTGGCGATGATTATCAAACCGCGATTAAAATTTGGGGTAGTCCTTGGCAACCTGAGTTCTACAATTGGGCGTTCAACTTACCACGAAATGGTGAAGAATTAAAAAACAAATGGGACATGATTCCAATGGATACCGATATTTTAATTACTCACGGACCTGCTTGGGGTTATGTTGATGATGTTGAGGGTCGCAGAGGAGAACACTTGGGTTGTGAATTACTTGCGGAAAGAATTAAGGTGGTAAAACCAAAGATTCACCTTTGTGGTCACATCCACACTGGTAATGGTTATATGTTTGATGGTGATACTCACTACATCAACGCGGCGGTTCTTAATGAAAGATACAACTACGCTCACAAACCATTTAACATCGAATGGGACCCTGAAACAAATGATTTACAATTCATTTAATAAAAAAAAACACTATGAAAAATTACGTATTAGTTATTACTGGTTGGGAAACAAACGCTTCAGGACACAAATTAACAAATGAAGAAGTTGACATTATTGAGACCTATAAAGAAGAAAATGGGGTTGATGATTTAAGTGAGGTTAATTATGAACTTGAGGAAATCCTTGAGAATTACTACCCTTTTGATACTAATATGTGGGTTATAGACAAACCAGTAGTGAATGATAGACTTCATTTTCTTTTGTTTGAGTCGGATAATATGGACAAACCTATTTTAGAATTTGGTTATAATGATTTAGGTGACCATTCTAACTATGAAGAAGATTTTGAATCTAAGATTCTAAATGGATACCCAATAAAAGATAAAGAAGAAAACATCTTACTTTGGATTGAAGAAAACAAAGGGTGGGTTTGTGATTTTACCTTTGAGTCTGAAGAGGAACCTAAACCATCTGATTTTACTGTTAAAGAGGGATTTATTGAAACCCCTGATGGTGATTGGGATTTTATTGATGAGGTCTATCTCAAAGGGGAAAAACTTGATATGGATTACAATCATCAAAGCACTGATGGTAAAGGGTTAACCGTGGAGTTGTGGACTTTAGATGATATTAGGAGTTGGGATGAAGAATAAAAAAAGGGGTTTTATGACCCCTTTTTTGTTTTATAAACTTAACAACATTTGTACTAATTCGGGTTGTGGGGACATATCCACTTTTCCTCTCATAACATTTGTATGGTTCCACATACCTTTGGTTCTTTCACATAAAGCAACATCCGTTCTATCAAAAGCCACAAATTCACCTTCTTTTTTTATTAGTTCGATTAATCCTTTTCTTACATTAATTGAATCTCTGTTTGCAATGAATAATATTAATTCTTTTAAATTATCAATTTGATTATCAGAATATTTATGCCAATGTTTAAAACCTCTAAAAGGTTGAGATAACTCAACGATTTGACTTGGGTGAACTTCAGTACCAACATAGGTGTAAAATTTATCAGGATTTAATTTCACCCAAACACCCTTTTTAGTATAACCACCTTTGGTTAATTGACCAAAATTACACACTTCAATACCCACGGAATTTCTGTGCATAACATTATTGCCAGTACCTAAATGCCACCCATATCCACCGTCAGGAATACATTTAACAACTTCACCATCAAATTTCTCATCATCACCTTTTATTGATTGACCACCAATTACAAATTCCGTCGCAATTTGACCTCGAGTATCTCTACCCCAAGCACTAATAGTGTTATATGGATTATGCCATCCAGCAGTATGGTGTAAAAATAACCATTCTTTTTTGGTTGGTCCTGAAAAATATTGACCTCTAGGTAATAATTTTTCTTTAATAAGAGTTTCACTATTTTCCATAATGTCAGTTGTTGAAATACCCATAGAGTTCCATGTTATAGGTCCAACAATACCATCAACCAATAGCCCATTTTGTTTTTGCCATTTTTTGACCGCCTTTTCAGTGTTAGGACCGAAATCACCATCAACATAAATGTTTAAAAATTCTTGTAGTAGTTCTACATTTTTTCCTTTTGAGCCAATTTTTAGTATCATAATATTTTATTTTATAAATAACTTATAAAATAAAAAAGTGGTCAATTTCGACCACTTTTTTTCGTTTTTGTGTTTTTAATAGGGTTATTTTTATATTTTATTTCCACTTGATATGGATTTACGGTACTAATTTTTGAATCATATTTCCAAATACTTATCGAGTCCTCACTTTCGTAGATTCTTTCCCACTTTTTATGTTCTGTTTGTACTTGTTTTTTACTCATAACACAAAGATACAAAAAAAATTAAAAAGGAACAAACTCTTCTTCTTTCATTAGTTGGTAAGCTCTCGCTAATCTGGTCATTCCAATACCACCACCAAACCGAGGGAAGAATCTAAAAGATAAGAACTCTTCTAATTCTTTCTCTACTCTTTCTTTACCAAATAGTTCAAACAACTTGGCGGAATATCCGCCATCTTCAATAGTGTAGAACATTTCTCTCATCTTATCAACATCACAACTTCTTTCAGCGGAACCAATTGTCTCTTGACCGTAAAGAATAACATCAACCTTATTGAATATTTCACCATCTTTGTTTTTCATATTCCAAAATGGATTTGTTCTTCTTGGAAAATATTGGAGTGATACAACACTACCTTTTTCATCCCACATTCTTTGTTCGTGTTCATTTTCTAAAATTGGTACTCCACCATATTCTTCACAGACATCATCATACTTTACCGATACAGGTTCCTCAAACCCTAACCATTCAAGTAATTCACTTTCTAATTTTAACATTTCTTGAATACCTCCTTTAGATTCAAATTCAAACATCGGAAAAATCAACTCGTGACGACCAGGTATTGGGTTTTTTTCTTCTCTGTATGAAGTCGAAATACAGAATACACCTTCCCATTCGGGATTTTTTAATAACTCGTACTCCAACCACATTTGACCTGTTTGTGGTAACGGCCACATTAAACCTCCATATTCAAATGTTTTTACCGAATGTGGATTTTCACATGCCGCTAAAATAGATAATCTGGATTGTGTTGGTACTTCAACAAATCCTCTTTTCAAGAAGAATTCTCTCATCTTCTGAACTAATTCATCATAGATTTTTGTGTTTTTCATTTTTGTTTTAATTTATTGTTTATGTTTATTTTTATAAGGGCAAAAAAAATCCCCTCAATAGAGGGGATTAATAATGGTATTGGCTTAATAAATTCAATATATTCTCGTAACGTGCTTAGTTGTACTACCATTGGATATAAATATGATAATTTTTTGTAAAATGTAAATTATTTTGTATTTATTGTTATGAAAATAATTTAGGACTTTTTGGATATGAACCAACTAATATTGTAAAAAAATCTAAAAATTTATATAGTTTAATACGTAATTTTGAACCAAAAATTAATAAATCGGGTAAAAAATTACAGAGAAATTTTATACGTTTATACTCTTTGTCAGTATAAATTTTTATTTACTGACAATTTGTCAGGTTTTCTTCAATGGCATAGTTTTTATAGTTTACAACCAAAAATAAATAAACTAAATTTATAAAAAAAAAACTATGGACATTTTTAGGTATTTTAGAAACAACAAAAGTTTAAACGAACTAATTAATGATTTAAATCAATCATTAAAAGACTCAGGCTTTGAACCATACACTATGGATTTTAAAACTTCAGAAGAATCAGGATTTGATGAAAATGGGGAGTGGACAAAATCAACATTCAAAACCAACGATGGTAAATTAATGATGGTTACGGTTACTCGTAATTACGACTTAACCGATGCGAAAGTAGAATCAAATGATGTTAAATTTTTAGAAAACGAATTAGAGAGAGCTATTGCGTCTCAGGATTTTGAAATGGCGGTTAAACTACGTGATAAAATTAAACATATTAAATCTAACGAAAAAGTTTTAAAAACTTTTGAGAAGGAGTTAGAACAGGCAGTCAAAGACCAAAATTTTGAAAAGTGTATCGATTTGAGAGATAAAATTAAAAGTATAAAATTAAAATAATATGGGAAAAATTATAGGAATTGACTTAGGAACAACAAACTCTTGTGTGGCCGTTATGGAAGGTCACGAACCTGTTGTAATTACAAACAGTGAAGGAAAGAGAACCACACCATCTATTGTAGGGTTTATTAAAGATGGGGAAAGAAAAATTGGTGACCCCGCTAAACGACAGGCAGTAACAAGCCCTGATAAAACAATCTATTCAATTAAAAGATTTATGGGTACCAGTTACAGTGAATCTAAATCCGAAATAGACAAGGTATCGTATAAAGTCGTAAATGAAAAAAGTAGTCCTCGCGTCAAAATTGACGATAGGAATTACTCACCTCAAGAAATATCTGCGGCAATACTTCAAAAGATGAAACAAACCGCAGAAGATTATTTAGGTGAAAGCGTGACTGAAGCGGTGATTACAGTACCAGCATATTTTAATGATTCCCAACGTCAAGCGACTAAAGAAGCTGGTGAAATTGCAGGTTTAACTGTTCGTAGGATAATCAATGAACCTACTGCGGCGGCATTAGCGTACGGTTTAGATAAAAAATCTAAAGATATGAAAATTGTGGTTTTTGACTGTGGTGGTGGAACTCACGACGTATCTATTTTAGAATTAGGCGATGGTGTATTTGAAGTTCTATCCACAGATGGTGATACTCATTTAGGTGGGGATGATTTTGACCGAGTATTAATTGAGTATTTGGCTGAAGAGTTTAAAAAAGAGCACGGTGTTGATATATTAAAAGATTCAATGGCTCTACAACGTCTTCGTGAGGCTGCAGAAAAAGCGAAGATAGAATTATCCTCATCATCACAAACTGAAGTAAACCTACCTTATATAACTGCGGATTCTTCAGGGCCTAAACATTTATTAATTAGTGTTAATAGAGCCAAATTTGACCAATTAACACAATCTTTGGTTGATAGGACTATTCGTCCATGTGAATCGGCATTAAAAAACGCAAATCTAAAACCATCAGATATTGATGAGGTTATTTTGGTTGGAGGTTCAACTAGAATACCTGCAATTCAGGAAGCGGTTAAAAAGTTCTTTGGTAAAGAACCATCAAAAGGTGTTAACCCTGATGAGGTTGTTGCTTTGGGTGCGGCAATTCAAGGCGGTGTTTTAGCTGGTGATGTAAAAGATGTTTTATTATTAGATGTAACACCTTTATCGTTAGGTATTGAAACAATGGGTGGTGTTTTTACAAAATTGATTGAATCTAACACAACAATTCCGACTAAAAAATCTGAAACATTCTCAACCGCAGTGGATAATCAACCTTCCGTTGAAATTCATGTACTTCAGGGTGAAAGAGCTATGGCTAAGGATAATAGAACTATCGGTCGTTTTCATCTCGATGGATTACCACCATCAATGAGAGGGGTTCCTCAAATTGAAGTAACTTTTGATATTGACGCAAACGGTATTATTAATGTATCCGCAGTTGATAAGGCAACTAAAAAACAACAATCAATTAGAATTGAATCATCTTCAGGGTTATCAAAGGAAGAAATTGAGAAAATGAAAATTGAGGCCGAACAAAATGCCGAATCTGACAAAAAATTAAAAGAAGATGCGGACACTTTAAATTCTGCGGATTCATTAATTTTCCAAGTTAATAAATCAATGGGTGATTTGGGCGATAAAATAACTGAAGAACAAAAAAATGAAATTACCACAACAATAGACAAACTTCGTGAAGCTCACAATCAAAAAAATGTTTCTGAGGTTAAGGTGTTGATTGAGGAGGTTAATTCAAAATTTCAAAAGATAACCCAAGACCTTTATTCTCAAACTCAAGAAACCGATGAAGGCGGGTTTGACGCTTCAGATGTAGAATTTGAAGAGGTTAAATAAATAATTTGAATCCCCGATTGAAATGTCGGGGATTTTTATTATATTTGTTCTATGGAAAAGTTAATTATGCTGATGAGTATCGTGTGTTTTATCGGCTCATCATTTTTTTTAGTTGCTAAGGTTACGAAAACAAATCAGTTTTTCACGTTTTTGTTTAGACTTATCGGTATATTAGGTGTTGGGTTACCTATCTTATTTTGGTTAAAACTGAACTCGATAATTTAATTAAAAAATGAAAGTAATATTTTTAGACCATGACGGAGTAATCTGTTTATCCTCAGAGTGGGGTGGTCGATTCAAGAAGGAAAAAAAATTTAGAGATGAAACGGGCGTTCAACGTAAATTAAGTTCACGACATTACGGTTTACCCGTTGATTGTAGATTTGATAACTTTAATAAAAAAGCTATTAATGTACTTAACTCAATCCTTGAGGAAACAGGTGCTGAAATTGTCGTTTCTTCTGATTGGAAAAAATGGGCTAATGTTGAGGAAATGGGTGAATATTACCTATCACAAGGTATTATCAAAAAACCAATTGATTTCACACCAAGTTTAAGTCAATGCACTAACTACGATAATGATACATTCCCTTGGTCACGTCAGTGGGATTTGGAACAAACTAGGTCTATCGAAATTAAACAATATCTTCAGGACCATCCTGAAATTACACATTGGGTTGCGGTTGATGATTTGAATATGGGTAAGACAGGATTATACTATAGTATGGAGTTTGAACATGAATGGGGTTTAGATAATTTTGTGTTAACCCCATTAACTAATCAAGGAATCAAACAATCAGGTATCAAAGAAAAGATTGTAAAGTTCCTTACATAAAAAACCCTCATTATTGGGGGGTTTTTATTCTTCAGTATTTCTACTCTCCTTAAAAAAGTTAGTCATAAATTTACCAACAACACCTAACACTATTGACGCAATTATCAATCCTTTAAGCTCTGTTTGAGTAAAAATATCTTTTAAATTATCAAATTGCCATATGCCACCAATCGATAATACTGTTGCCGTTGCTAACAATGAGTCACCTAATCTTCTCCATTTTTTTGGAGTTGGTTTCCAATAATTTTTAATAGTTATTTTATTTGCCATATCTATAAATATTATAAATTTTGTTTATCTACCCTGACCTTTATATTTTTTTGGTTTTTCTTCTTTAGGTCCGAATTTCTTTTTAGATTTACCAACACTCTTTTTTCCAAAAGATTGTTTCATAGAATTACTTGAACTTGATTTACCTTTAGCCATTTTATTTAAAATTTTTGTTTTATTTTAATAAATAAATATCAAATATTTTAAATAAAAAAAGGAGGTCAAAAACCTCCCTTTTTGTATATATAAAGGCTCTCGTGATGAGAGTGATAGTTATTATAAATATTAACTTTTTTAAAAAAGTTTCATTTAAACTATATTAACAGGTATTTTTTTTTACTTCCTATTTTTAGGAAACATTTTATTTAAAGATTTAAACAACTCATCTTGTTTTGAAAACAAATCATTCATATTTCCAAACATAGAAGTATCCATTTTAGGTTTTTCCATGTTTTTCATAACATCCATTAATTTAAAGATTTTTTTACCGTATTTTTTCCACCAAAAGTATACTCCAGATGAAATGGTTATAAGAACCAAAACTAAAATTGTGAGAATAATGTTTAAGTACATATTTTTTTTTCTAAATTTTAAGTTAAAAAAACCAATAAGTCAAATTATTTGATTATCAATTCAATTTGTTTATATTTAAAAAAATGAAACGTTGTATTGAAATTTTACTTA